CGCGGAGTGCCAGAATACGATGAATGGTTATCGTTAGCTAACGGATTTCAGAATCCGAAAGGAGCAAATGTGATGATATTTGAAAATTGGCGGAATACGGTAGAACTATGGCAAGTAATAGAAAAATATTGGAAAATTTATAATATGGTGGTTTGGTTTTTACCGAATCGTCATCAGGGATTCTCAGCCAAAAGAAGATTTTATTCTAAATATGACATAGCGCCGATTGCTGGCGAAGGAAATTTGAACTTAGAGGACGAGGCAGAAATGCGAAAATACCTAGAAGAAAAAGGCCAGAAGGTTTTAGATTCTCACGAAATAATTTTATATGGAGGTAAGGGCGATAGTGCATGGAATAAAGCCAAGGGTTCTCAATTTTGGATGATTGGAGATCACATTACTTGGGTAGCCAGTTCTGAATCATCGACCGGACAAAATGTAGTCTTCGGTACAAAGCCAATTCAAATCCTCGTTCCCTACATCAAAATCCTAAGCCCAAGAAACGGAATAGTAATGGAACCGTTTTGCGGAAGCGGAAGCACAATCATAGCCAGCGAAATAATGAAAAGAAAGTGCCGGGCAATAGAAATTTCGCCAACTTACGGGGAAGTGATAATTAACCGGCTTGAGCGATTTTCAGGGCAAAAAGCAGTTTTAATAGCAAATTCAAGCGACCACATGCAACCAGGTGAAGAGATAAGGGGCGAGGTGGGAGCTTGATACGTCTATGGCTGCAAAAAAAGAAAAACAAAAGCATTCCACGGTTTCAACAGTAAAAAAAAGGATAGCCGAGCAACAAGCCCAATGGCTTGAGGAATTTAAGAATATCTGGACAATTGCCGGGACGTGCCAAAAGATGGGGATAGACCGCGGGACCTTTTATGTATGGGCCAAAGGATACCCCGAGTTTCTTGCCAAGAAAAAAGAGATTGAAAAAGACCAGATTGAGTATGTGGAGAGCAAGCTTTATCAGGCGATTAGGGATAACAACATGACTGCGATTATTTTCTACCTCAAAAACATGGCGAGGGCAAAATGGGGCGCAGAGGAGAAAAGAAGATTTGAAGGCGAAATAGCGGTTCTTAAATTAAAAGATGGCCAACGTAAACAAATTAGAAAACTTATCGAAAGAGGAACAGTTTGATGCTTATGTGCGGGAATTGGCCTTGGAAAAACTGATGGCCTATTGCGTGGCCGTTGACCAGAGATACGAAACCAGTTGGCACCTCGAACTTATAGCGGAGAAACTGGAGGAGGTTTTGGCAAGGGTTTTACGGGGTGAAAGTTCGCAGTTGATTTTGGAGCTTCCGCCAAGGCACGGAAAATCAGAATTGGCCACGGTTAAGTTTCCGACATGGGTATTGGCTAGTCATCCAGAGATTCCAGTGATTGTCAGCTCTTATTCAGCTGAACTGGCCGAGGACTTTGGCAGGAAGGCCAGGGATACGATGCGTGAGTCGAACTATCAAGCCCTTTCAAAGACTAGGTTGAGACAGGATACCGCCGCAGTCGGTAAGTGGTTGACCGAAGAGGGCGGAGGATACACAGCAACAGGCGTGGGGGGTTCAATCACCGGCCGGGGATTCAAAATAGGGATTATAGACGATCCAATCAAAAACAGAGAAGAGGCCGATTCGGAGGTTTATAGGGACAGAATCTGGAACTGGTTTACTTCAACTTTCTATACCAGACAAGATGGCAACGGAGCTATAATTTTGATTCTTACTCGTTGGCACCTGGATGATTTGGCCGGTCGGCTGATTGAAAAACAAAAATACGACAAAGAGGCGGGACTAAAAGGAGACGGTTGGGAGGTTATAAAGTTTCCGGCTGTGGCCGAGAGGGATGAAGAATACAGAAAAAAGGGCGAGGCGTTATGGCCGGCAAGATTTAATCTTGAGATATTAGACAATATAAAAAACACGATCGGCGACTACGACTGGCAAGCCCTTTACCAGCAGGAGCCGATCTCAAGCGCATTGCAGGAATTCAAACGCGAATGGTTCAAATACTTTGAGGAGCAGGAGCTGAGAAACCTGAAGTTGGCATATACGACCACGGTTGACTTGGCTATTAGTCCCGACCAGAAAGCCAATAAGACGGTTGTGAGAACGGTTGGCAAGGTTCCTGACGATCCCCGTTGGTTTCTGATAGACAGATCGGCTGGTATTATGGACCCACTTCAGACGATAGATGCGATTTTTTATCACTACGAACGTTACCGAAGCAAGGTGTTCGTGGAGACAGTCGGATACCAAAGGGCCTTAAAATACTTCCTAGAGGAGGAGATGCGTAAGCGGCAAACATATTTTAATATCAACGAGTTAAAAAGAAACACTTCCACGAGCAAGGAGATAAGAATTCGGGGATTGATCCCGCTCTATAAGGCCGGAGTGATTTACCACCGGAGGTCGGATGTAGAACTGGAAAAGCAATTATTGACCTTTCCGCAGGGCAAGGAGGACGATGAAGTTGACGCTTTAGCGTCGCAATTGGAGGCAATTCAGCCAACGAGGACAATCCCAGAGTATTTGCAACAGCCCCTTGAACGCGTGTCGGAGTTGGAGCCGATAGGATAAATTATGCAAAATATAGATAAGTTAAAACAGAAAGCAAAACGGGACGATCCCGTAATTAAGCGGGCCAAAGAGATTCAGGAGTGGTATAAAACCCACGACGCGCCCACGGGTGATAAGCGGCTTATGATAGACAAGCTGCGCTCGGAATACGAGAAAGAAGCGGAAGAACTGAACAAAAAACAAGCCGCCGAGCTGGAGCCGTTCATAAAAGAATACGACGAACTGATGAAAAAGTGGAAAGAATTACTTGCCGAAATCAAGGCTAAGCAGAAAGAGATAATAGAAAAAGGGCCTCTGCATGAGCAAATACATAAAGAATTATCGCGCAAATTTGTGGAGATGGAACTTCAGATATTAAGGACTTAATGTATAAACCACTTCTCGGAAAAATTGACGAATGCGATAATTGTGATTGCTGGTTGGGTACAAGAGAAAGACGTTGCCCGCGGTGCGGAAGGATTAACTTGGATTATAAAAGCAGAAATTGGAATTCAGTTAAAAACGTGGATAAAGTTATAGAAGAGGAGACAAACAAAGAGATAAAAGAACTACTGCAAGAAACCTAAAAAGTTATCCACAGTTTCTTTTTTACAATTCAAGCGTATAATTAAATTGTCAATGACAAAAGGAAAAAGGTAAAATAGTTTCCCCTCGGGGAACATCGCTGGGATCGTAAAATCCCCACCTTCTTCCTTACCCATAGACGGAGTATTTTTGCTGGTTTTGGCGCCTCAACTGAACCGCAGATGAAACCAGCAAAAAGTCCCCGTCAAGCTGTTCTAACTAGATGGCGCCAACGGGAACTGAAAAATAATCAGAGAAGAGCTTTCAGGTTATGCTCATAAAACTTGACCTGGGATTAAGAAAACAGATGCCGAGTTGCTAAAAGGGGATGACCCGGTAAATAAGTCCAGCTCTGTCCTTCGCACTGACAACTGGCAACTTTCATTTGTTTCTTTAATCTAAACTGATTCATATTTTCACCTTGTCCCTGATTGAAAGGGGATAAAGTGCGACTTACTCAAATTATGCCAGAGGAAACTCTTACTGAAAACGAGCAAGGGGGCCCCTCGCTCAACGACACGATAGTCGCCCAGTGCTTTTCTCAATACGAAGCTGGGATTAAGTTCAGAAAGTTCAGGCACGACGCCTGGCACAAAAACGAAGACCTCTACTTAAATCGTGAAAAGCCCGCCCTAAAGAGCAGGATTGAAGTCCGCCTGCCGATTATGGGCGGTTTTATTGATACCTTACTCTCAAAAACCAACGAATCGCCACTTGTTCGTTTTGGTCATCTTTCAGACGCGGACATAAGAAGGGCTAAGAAGGTCAGTTCCTATTGGGAGTTTGATTCAACCTCTATCCGGGCGAACTGGGACGGAGCCGACAGGGATGCCCGCAAGATGGCGGCACTTTACGGCCGGGCGATCTATTTGAATTACGCGGAATCAAGCCCTAAATACAAATCCTACAGGGACCTCGTTGATGTCTATGATTTTTTCGGTGAGCCATATGGAGGCAAATACTTGGAGAGCCATAAATTCTTAGGTCAGGATAACATCTGGCGTTCAAAGTATGATCTTGAAGATAATAACCTTTACGACCAAAACCAGGTTAAGAAACTGGTAAATGCTCAATCCCCCGAGCAAAGGAAAGCCAACCAAAAAGCCCAAGAGGACACAAAGAACCGGTTGGCCGGGCTTGGAATAAGTGGAGTGTGGCAGGATTATATGGGAGATGATGAATATCGCCTTGTCCAAATGGGAACAACTTATCATGGAGAAAGATACTTTGTGGTATTTAACCCCGAGACAAAGATTTGGTTAAGGGTTGAAAAATTAAAGGACGTATTCAAATCCGAGTTATGGCCGTGGACTTCTTGGGCTACTCATCCTGATCCATTCAACTTCTGGTCTAAGGCCCCGGCTGATGACTTGAGAAGTGGTTGCGAAGCCATAAAGCTCTTTATGAGCCAAGCCGCAGAAAACCGGATGAAGCAAAACTGGAACATGAGAGGGTACGACAGCGAGGTGTGGACGAATCCGAAACTTCTGGAGTTCAGAATGGACGGATTGAGTCCGGCAAAGTTAAAACCCGACCAGAATATCCAGGACTCTATTTACGAGTTCAAGGTTGGGAGTATGGGCGACACACTTGCTCTTGTGCAAATAATTGACAACATCCTTGGGACTAAGACGGGCATCACTGCCTCGGCTCAGGGTCAAACGGACGCGGATGCTAAGGTAGGGATTTATTACGGTGATATGAAACAGGTGGCTGACCGCCTAGGGCTTGTAAACTCTAACAAGGTTGAGGAACTTCAGCAGGCGGCACTTTTGTGGTCTTGGGGTATTTGGGAGCATCTCTCTTCTGGCGAGATGGTTAAAGTAGTTGGTGAAAAAGGCATAGAGTGGGAGGAGTTGACCAAAGAGGACACTGAACCTGAGTTCTCAATAACAATCAAGGGCGGGGTACTGGAAGCCCAAATGGATGAACTGAAAAAGAAGACGAAAAACGACGCCCTGATAAATATAAAGGCCGACCCCAATCTGGCTCCCGGACTCAACAAACGGCTTACTACGGAACATCTGCTTCGCAATGCCGGTTGGGAAGAAGTGGATATTAAACTTTTACTGGACACCACGAATGAAGGCAATGAGGAAAGCGTTTCTAGGGCGGCGCAGGCGATAGAGGATATTCTGGCAAAGAAAGTTCCCAAGAGGTATATGAGTGCCGATTCTGCCTTCTTACAGAGATTGGTTGATGCGATGGACGAAGAACTTGAGGGATGGCAATCAAAGGCCATAGAGACCTATTTTAACGCCCACAGAGAGATTGCCGCGATGAACATGGCCAGAAAAGCTAAGATGAAGGCGGCGTTTGATATGATAAGAAATCCGGCGCCGATGAATCCGCCACCTAGCCCGATTGAAGCACCCACTGGGGAGATGACCCCTAAAATGCCGACTATTCCAACAGCATGAGTGTATCAACGAAATTTGAAAAACTTAAGAAGAAACTTTATGGAGCCGAGCCGGAAGATTTAGAGAAGGTAGTTCTGTGGGAAAGAGAATTCAAAGAGGCGAGTTTAATTGATAACTTGGGCGAACTCGCGGCCGCCAAGTTGCTTACAAAGGAACTGGAACGCAAAATAAGAATGGCTGAAGAACGGTTGAAAACGAGCAAGGCGGAGAAGTTGACTCCCGATGACGCTCTCGCTTATTGTTTGGAACGGGAAATATCGCTTAAAGAAATTGAAATTTATAATTGGTTCCTCGGTTTGTTTTCTACCGCCAAAAACACAATGGAGGCGGTAGAGAGGAAGCTGGATGAGGAGCTGGAATAGTATGCCTGTATCTATAACAAAAACTAAAAAGGGAAGGTATAGAGTTTCGACGCCAGGCGGAGTAAAAGCGAAATCTACAACGAAAGCCAAGGCGAAGGCGCAGGCAAGATTGCTGAACGCGGTGGAACATTCTGATTGGAAACCAACGGGAAAGAAAGGTCGATATAAAGTTTAATTTTGAAACGCGAAGCAGGTCGAGTTTCGCTGAAATTATAAACTTAACAGAAAGTTTATCTATTATGCCAAAAGAAAAGGAATCAAAAAAGTTAGCAGGTGCGGAAGCACTGGACGTCTTTGATAAGAACGGCCAGTTTGTCCGCACCTATTCGGAAGAGCAAAACGACTCTCCCGAAGTTGAAAATCCGAGAAACTTTGTAGAGAAAGCAGAGGAATTCGCCAAGAAGATTGGCGGGACCGTGAAAAAGCACAGTTAGTTCTTTATAGTTTAATTAAATCTTCACACCAGTTTGGCGACTTTTGCCTGCCGGCTCGCTAATTTTTTGTGAAGATTTAATTAGCGAGAACGGGCAAAGTTCGCCAAACTTTAGCCCGTTTTTGTTTGTTGTGAGGTTCAAACAGAACGACTTAAAAAGCAAAACCTCCTGTTAGGTAATAACCTATTGCGGTGCGGTTACCGTTTCTAAATTAAACCAAGAGGCGTACCTACTCTCACAATGGGTCCCAATAATGCCAGACGTAAATGAAGGGGTCAAGGAAGTCCTTGACGAGATGGAAAAAGACGGCATCAAGGTTCCTAAAGCCGAGCCGGAGAAAGAGGAAGAGAAAAAAGAACCGGAGAAAGAGGAACCAAAAAAGGAGGAAAAAGAAGAGGAGAAAGAGGAAAAAGAAGAAGAAAAAGAAGAGGAGGAACCTGAACTTCTTAATCCTCCGAAGTTTGTCCAGCCGTGGGAACTCAAACGGCTTGAGAAAAACCTAACCAAGCAGTTAGGTGAAATAGCCGAACAACTTAAGGGGATTTCTTCAAAACCCGCAGGGGAAGAACGAAAAGAAGAACTCTCCGACAAGATTGCTGAGATCAAGAAGATTGCCGAGGACGTCGGACTTGATCCGGAGCCCCTTGCCAAAGTCGCGGAAGCGATCTTAAAGGCAACGCGCAATCCTGAACTTGAGGAACGGTTGGAGAAGTCCGAAGAGAAAGAAAAAGCAAGGGAATACTGGGAAAAGCAGAACGAACTCTTCGGCAAAGAGTTTGACAAAACAAAAGAACTGGATGAGTTCAAAGAGGATTTCGGCAAACTGACCGCCGCCGAGACCCAAGAACTCAAACAGAAGTTAAATAAGCTCGCCTTCGGGAAGTATCAGAGTTATTCGATCAGGGACATCCTTGTTCTTAAAAGGGATGAGTTGTTGCCTGGGAAGCGAAAAACGGCCGAGTCGGGTCGCGGAGGCGCGCAAAGGAGCAAGGGTTCGATAGATTTGAGCGGTAAGACGGTTCTCTCTGATGAGGAGCAAAGAAACCTTACGGATGAAGAATTTGATGTTTACTCAACAAATCTCGCCAAGGAACACAAAACTCCGTTAAGACGAGGCGGTCAGATAGTTTAATACCCATATTTTAGGATTGATTTCGGACTAATGCCGGAGTCGTCCCTCAATATGGGACGATTCAGTGGCATACGCAAGTTCAGATTTGACCGATTCTTTCAAAGAATTCTGGTCTCGCACGATGCAGAGAAAACACTACAAGCAGGATGTGTATCGCGCGCTTGCCAGTTTCCGTGAAGAAGAGGTTCTAGAAAAGGGGGATACGATTAATAGAGCGTACCGAAATACTTTGGAGGTCAAGAACTATACCAGAGGCACGGCATTTACGGCTCAATATCCTCAAGATACGAACGAGCAGTTGACAGTTACGACTGCCAAGATTCTGCCATTTTACATGAACGACCTTGACGAAATCCAGCACAACTGGGGAATAATCAAGAGTCGGGCAGAGGACTCGGCTGTTCAGTTAGGCAATGAGTTAGATGGAGATTTTCTCGGAGAATACGACCAAGCCGATTTCAAAGTAGGAAACTACGAGATGGGCGGTGGCGGCTCGGCCGGTGATGGCATCGGATTTACCTTAACCACCGCGAATATCCAAAAAATGTTTGCGGTAACCCAGAAGAAATTGGCAAGAGCCAATGTCTTCAAGGATTTGTTCTTTGTAATTTCACCGGATGTCCAGCAAGTTTTACTTGAATACTTGGCTGGCAAAGAAACCGCCTTGGGCGATTCCACCGGTTTGAACGGAAATGTCGGGAAGTATTACGGGTTTGACCTGTATCTTTCCAACGCGACCGGTTGGAGCGCGGTATTGGCAGCGGCCACTTTAATGACCGACACGGATACGATTGTCATCAACGGGGTAACGTTTACCGCCGATGCTGATGGTGCGGCAGTCGGAGCGGGACATTTCTCGATTCAGACAACCGCCACTCTCTGCAACGCTCAATTAGCGGACGCGATTAACAACGGCCAGGC